TTTCCATTTGTTACCCATTTACGACCATAATTTTCTTGAATATCTGGTTTAACGTAATTAGATAATTGAAATAACTGTATATTACTATTCATTTTACTCATTTGTAAAGTATATTTTACCTCTAAATAACACGTTTAACGCACTATCTACAACTTTGTATGTATATTCATCACCTTGTTTATAATCTGCGCTAATAGGTATTTGTAATTGGTTCATATTAGCTTAAATCTGTGATGGTGTTTTAGTAACACTAATTGTACTAGATGTATTATAATTTTCGTTAGTTAATATAACATCATAATCATCAGTAACGCCATAGTCACGTAAAACAACGTTTATATTTCTACTTCCTGTTAATGTTAGAACTCTCATAATAATATAACAATATAATCAATTTTTTGTTTAATAAGTACAAAAAAACCCTATAATAAAACAGGGTTTTTCATCAATTAAATCAATATGAAAATATAAACACTACGGATTAACGTTAGTTGCACTTACAATAGCATCTAATGCTGTTATAGTTGCTGCATCTAATGATGGTGCTGGTAACACTTCTGTACTTGTTAAAGTAAGATTATAACCGTTAAATTCAGCTTTAGCACCACCAGATTGTATGTCACCAGTTGCTACTGTACCATCAGAAATACCTTGTATTACACGTCTACCATCACGAAATTGGATTATAACCAATGGTCTTGATTTCACTATTAATGCCAATTCATTAGAACTAGCGGTTGTTTGTTTTTTTAATGCTACTGTTAGCACTTGCTCATATACAGATGTACCAGCGTTCTGGTCTGCTGTAAATGTTTCAACAAATGTATTACCATCTGCTAAAAGTTCGTATTTAAACACCTCTGTTAAAGCCACGTCTATTGCTGTTGCTTCACCAGCTGCTACGGTAAAAGCATCTTCCAAGTAGTCTGCTAAATAGATAGCTTTTATACCACCGATTGCATCTCTACATGGTTCTGTTCTTCCGCTTGTTAATGCACACGCCATATTATTATTATGTTTTTAAAATAAAAAAGGTGGTAGTTTGCTTTTAAACGTACCACCTTAGTTATTGGTTAATTAATTATTCTTAGTTAGCTGCGTTTGTAATACCGTAAGTAATTATATCAGAAACGTTACCGTACTGAATACCATCACCCCATTCCATTACAACGTGTACGTTATCAGAACCATCAATCATAGATTGGTCAAGTAAACGAACTTGTGAACCTAAAGATAAATCTTCGATACCGTACCAAAGAACACCGCTACCTGTTGCTACCATAACATCATCAGATAAACCAGCACATTCGATAAGTGGAACACCTTGAAAAGTCATTTGTGCTTCTCTTTCGTTGTATAAATCTGCTGCACCTAAAGCCGCTTGTGCTTGGATATAGAATTTCTTAGCTGCTGTTGATATTCTGATTGCAAAACCTGGCATATTATAAATAACTTTTCCAGATGCAGATAATACTTTACCTAATTCAGCAACAATATTAGCTGCACTTAATGTAGTACCAGCTACTTCGTTAGCTGCTGGTAAGTTAGCATCAGCAGTTAATAATGCTTCAAAACCATCAAATTCACCACCAGTACCGTTAGCACCTTGCCAAATAACATTTTCTCTTGATGCAGCAACGTTAGATGCTACTAATGCACCTAAATAGCTTTCAAAAGAACCTGTAAATCTTCCAGCACTATAAAGTGATTGCCAAACTGGTCTGTAAGTCTTTTTACATAGTTTCATGTTTACTTCAAACTTTTCAGTTGTCAGTACTCTATCAGCAATAGTAATAGTACCGTTATCAGTAAAATCACAAGTTGCATCTTGTACAATACCAGATAAATTTACGTTTGGTACGTTCCATTTGTAAGGTACATTTTGTACTACTTCAACACCACCGTTTTCAATAGTAGTTGGTGCAAGTAAAGCAGCAGAAATAAATCTACCAGCATCAGCACCAGCATAGTTAGAACTGATTGTTTCAGTTGTTGCTAATTCAATTTTTGTTTTTTCCATTTTTCTAGTTGTTAAAATTAGCAAAAACACGTTCAGCTATTGATGCTGGTCTGTTCTTACCGTAATTGTAGTTATTGTTTGTTGTTTGTTTAGTTTCTGGTGTAACGCTTACACTTTCAGTTTCTGGTTGTTTGTTTAGTTGTGCCTTTAACTCTGTAATAGTTTCATCTTTTGCAGATAATTGTTTAGACATTTCTTCTTCATAAAGACCCAGTTCTTTACGTAGTTCTTCAAGAATTTCAGCTTTTAAAGCATCTACATCAAATGCAGCATCTTCTTTAACTTCTTCTTCTTTGTCATCTTCCATAAGTTCGACAGTTTCAACTTGTTTTACTTCTTCTGCTAATTCAACAGCTTCTTTAACTTCAACATTAGCAACTTCATCTGTCGCATCTGTATTTAGTAAAGATTTAAAAGTATCACGTATTTCTTCCAATACGCTTTTTTTAACTTCTTCAGTCATTTGTTGTTTATTTAATGTTAATTGTTCTAAACCTAGTAAAGCATCAATAGAAAATCCTTTAAAAGTTCCGTTTGTTGCTTGTTCATAAATTTCATCTGATACTTTAGCCATTGCAACCCATGTACCTTTTGAATATTTTTTACCGTATAATGCAGACTTATCTATTTTTTCATCTTCTACTTGCCAACTTTCAACAAATGAAACATCAGAAAGCTGAACTTCATGTTCTGCACTACTATTATTTTGATTACCTCCTTTAATAAAATTATGTGCTAACTTTCCAATCGTTTCATCTGTAAACGTTATGTAAAATTCATTACCATCTATATTGCGATAAATCTTTTTATTTGGAATAAGCACAGCACCTAAAAGTAATTTCTTTTTTTCATCAATAGCAGAAAATTCCACTATTTTCTTTTGCTCTGAAAGTGCTATAAATTCATCTTCCATTGCTGGGTTTTCAACTAAAGAAATGCCATAAACACCCTCTGTTTCACCCTCTTTAAATACTGCTTCGTAAACTGGTATCATATTAATATAACAATTTTTTAAATTATTTGTTTAAAATTGAAATAAATTTCTTATATTTGATTTATATTTGTGATTGATTTGGGCATCTTTCACTTTTTATTATATTTTTCATAATATTTGATTTTAGTTAGAAAACACCAAGCATTAATTTGTTTGGTGTTTTTTTTATCCTACTGTCGCAGTTGCTTGTGTTTGATTATCTAGTTCTTGTTGTGATGTTACTTCACTACCTACAACAAACGCTTGTATTGGTTGTTGTTCTTGATTTAAACTATCGGCTAATTGATTAACGCCAGATGTACCTACAACATTAAATGATGGTGCTTGTGCGCCACCAGTAGAACCACTAGATGCACCACTTCCACCGCCAAAATTTGGTAATTTCGTAGATATAATATCTTTAACAGATTTAAAACCTATCGCAGCTACACTAGCTATGTTTGCTAATTTTAAACCAAATTCAAAAGGTGTAGCGGTTTTAGTTGATAATTCTGCTGAGATACCTTGATATGTGTTTATCAATGAAGTGGCTATTGCAACTGCTTTACCAGCTGTTGATGTTTGTCCTAAAACATTAGATATGTTTGCTAATGATTGTTTCGCTAATTCTGTTTTTTGTTCTGCTAATATTTTAGACCTTATAAATTCATCTTTTTTAAATTGAACATCTGCTTGTGCTTCTTCTGATTGTATGGCAGCTTTTTTAACAGATTCAAACGCTATAATACCCAACTTAGCATCAGATAACGCTTTTTGTCTTATTATTTCTGGGTCTGATTTAATATCATCAGATGATGGTGCTGCTTTTAAGTCTTTTGGTCTTTTAGCTAATTCTTCTGCTTCTTTTTCTTTTCTTTCTCTTTCTGCTTTTGCTAATGCTGCTTGTTCTCTGCTTACAGTAACGAGTTCGGCACTTAATGATTTTTGTAGTTTTAACCTTTGTGTTTCTAATTGTATAACTGCTGCTTTTGCTTCTGCTTCTGCTAGTAAATCATCTTTATTAGAACCAGATAATTTGTTTTCTTCTATAATCGCATCACGCCTTAATTTAGCGGCTGAAATTTCTTTATTAGTAATATCTTCACTTATTTTTGACGCATCTATTAATGCTTTTTTTCTTTCTTCTGCACTAAATTTTTCACGTTGTGCTGCTTTATCTCTTAATTCTGCAATTCTTCTATCTGCTTTTGCTCTTTCTACTATTAAATCCCTATCAATAATATCTGCTTTTGCTCTATCGTCTGCTATTTGTTGTGCAATTTTTGCTTCTCTTAAATTTTCTTCAATAAAACCAGTTAAAGCATCTTTAGCACCATTAATACTATCAGCAGCTTCATTAAAATTATCTTTAACATCAGACACGCCTTGTTTTAAAGCATCAAATGCACCACTAATATCTCCACTAAATAAAGCTCCTAAAGCTTTGCCCAAAGACTTAACAGTATCTATAACATTCTTTATGGGTAAACCAATGACACTAAATATAGATGCACCAAAAGATTTTAACTTCTTCATAGCAGCACCATCACCACTAAATAAATCAATGATAAAATCACCTAAATCTGCAAAAATATCTACAACATTACCAACAACAGCACCAATCACTCCCATCAATTTAGCAAACTTATTTTGTCCAGCTTCTGAATTTTTAAATGCAGCTATTAATGAACCAACAATAACAACTAATAATCCTATACCAGACGCAGCGATAGCAGCACCAACGCTTTTAAATCCAGTAGCAACACCACCTAAACCACTTTTAAAGTTTTTAAATTTAGTTATAGCACCACCAGTAAGTTTATCTAATGTGCCAGTTAATTTAGTACTGGTTTCGTTAATGTTTTTTTGGTTTTCATTAACATCTGTTAATTCGTTGTTGAGGTTTTTAACACCTGTATCATCGAATTTAGTTTTTATTGTTATTGTTTTTATTTCGCTCATTTTCTTTTACGTTGTTTCCAAGCTTTTTTAAAACTTGTTGTTAGTTCGTATTTACCTTTAGCAATATCTACACGCTCTGAAACGTTGTATAAATCACCTAATTGTAGCATTTGATGTATTAATTCTATCATATTTGTCCGCTTGTATCACGTTTAATAAATATACCTCTGCTACCAATTGTAACAGTACCAGCATCAGTAGATAACCAAAAACTGCCACCGTTAGAAACAAATGTACCAAGCGAGAATATAGGAAACCCTACACTAACTTTATATGGTGCCGTTTTACCTGTGCTTATAATTCTATTAACGATTAAAATACTTCCAGCACCACCAGTACCATCTGGTGTTGCACCAATATCTAACACTAAATCTATAACGTTTGGCGAACCTGTTTTTGCTGTTATTTCTAAATCTAAACGCACATCATAACTATCACCCAATCCTATCGGTGTGATTTTATCGTTTGCAGTATCCCATAATTCAGATATACCACGTATTTCATAAGGTAAATATCCGCTTTCAGATGTTGCACCAGCACCATCTATTGATAATTTTTGCGTTGTTGTTGTTATTACTTGCGTTGGTGTTGTTGTTTCACCATCCACATAAAAACCCCAACCACCTACATTATAAAGTTCTGTTGTATTATCGTTTACTTTATCAAATGCATCACGTAATGCATCACCAGTACCATCATTTGCTACTGTACCTATGTTTATTGTTTGTTTAGCCATTATCTGCTGTTATTATATTGTTATCTACTGTTATTGTGTTATTATCTACTGTTATTACGTTAGATGATTGTATTACTGTGAACTTCGGATTGTTTAAATCATCTGTTACTTGTATTTGTGCTGAACGTACACCACTATTGTTAGCTGATACATCATAAGAAACAGTAAAAACTACATCTGTTGTTGTTGCTGTGTTTAATGTAATCCACGATGTACCATCACCAGTATCTACTAATGATATTGTTTTACCAGATAATCCGTAATAAATGTTTGTATTAGTTTGTACACCACTACTAACTGATTGTGATGCATCTCTAAACCTTGATGTGTTTAATAAATCTGATGCTAACGGTGCATTGTAAATATCATTAATCAATTCTAACTTGTCTTTTCGATTTATTAGATTAGCTTCTAATTTATTTATGATGTATCGTTTACCTTTAATTATAAGTCTGTCGTTTAATTGTAATGCTTGTAACAAACTATCTGGCAATATTGAACTGTAATTAAATAAACGTCTTTTAATGCTAAATATATCTGTTATGTAGTCGCTGTAAAATCTACTGTAAATAGTATCTTGATAAACTTGATATGTAAATTCATTAACTACTGCGTTAAAGTTTAAATTAAAACTATCTTCGTTTATTACCCTACTATGTGTTGGCATTATAACAGATGAACCTATATCTTGATATGTTAAATCACTATTTACAAAACCAATAGGATTAGATGCAACATCAACTACATTAGCATAGAATAAAAACGGATTACCAGTAATACTATCTAATTTATCATCAATGTACGGACAGTATTGTATTGATGTTTGACTATTATCGTCTTGGTCAAATATGCGTTCAAATATTGGGTTTTCAAATATAACTTCAACAGATAATGTTTCACCATCTAATAACGTTGTTTGTGCTGCATCTTCATATAAACGTTGTTCTAAATTACCATAAGTAATACGATTATCTTTTAAATATTGTGCTGCTAATATCTGATCGCTTTCTTCAAACTTAAAATCTAATTGGTTGTATATCTTGCCACGTTTTACATCTTCGGTTTCTGTATCTACATATTCTGTTATATCATAAATATTACCCTTTGAATACCACGATGGCAAATCTTCTAAACTTAACGATTGCTGTGTTTCTGTTATCGTTAAATTAAACATCTTTATTAGTGATGTCAATAAATCAATTATTTTAATATCTGGTATTAATTGTAATATTGTTGCAGATAAATCAATTATATTGTTTAAATAATTGTTTGTGTAAACATTTGTTACAATAACACCATCTAAATATGAAAATATAGTATTTGCATCAAATTCAAAATCTTCTTCTGTTATCACTTCCATACGTGTAGTATAATCGGTAGTGAATTGTCTATTACTAAGTAATAAATTAGTGCCACTTAAAAAATCTAAACTTTCATAAGTAAGTTCATCATTTATGTATAACTTAACTTTATATCTTGTGTTTTCAAATCCAGCATTAGGTGTTACCGTTGCATTATAAATATATTTTTCTGCTGGTGCGTTTACTGTACCACTTTCACTTTCAACTTCAATAAAACCACTACTAATAGCATCGGTGCTATTATTTAGATTGAAATATATTTCTTGAAACTCTGGTGTATTTAGAAAGCCATCTAAAAAATTAAAGTTTGTGTACTTTTTATTTATCGCTTCAATGATTAGATATAACTTAATTGCTGGTTTTAAATTGTCAAATCTTACTCCATCAGTACGTGTAGCATCATAAGCTATATTAACAAGTGTATCAGTTGATGTTGTATCTGATATATCGCTATTGTACAAGTATTGTCTATTGTACGAAATTAACGGATATATTATAGCTTCTGTGTATGTTTCACTATCTACTGTGAAATCTAAACCAGATGTTAAACCTGTGCGTACATTTACATCTGTATAATCATGGTTGAAATTAGCTAACCAATCTAAATCTAATAGCTTATCATCACCAATATCTTCTTTAATGTTTATTGTACTACCAAAGAATTGTATCTGATACGCTTTCGGTTGATTGTCTTTTATCTTAACACCGTTTAGTTGTATCTTGCCTACACGAAAATCAGAACCGTTAATAAGTATGATGCCATTTTTTTTAACACGTGCATCAAAACCATTATCTACTGTTGCATCGTAGTAGTGTTTAAATACGCTATTATTATTATCTGATGCTGGTACACTAAAAGATTGTGAAAAGTCTGCAAACACCTTAGAAACGTCATTAACATTTTGTTTAGATAAATTAATACTAATGTTATCGTTTTTATATAAGTCTATTCGCTGACCATCTATGTATATTAATACGTTCATTTACACGTTTTGTATGTAGTTAAATGCGTAATCAAATTCTAATGAGTAATTAACTAAACCATCGTTTACCCTGTTCTTTATTTCTAAACTGCTTTTATTTAATTTCAATGGTGTTAAGTTTCCATCTTCGTAAAGATATATCAAATCACTAACCATAATATCTTTGTACAATTCGTTTTCAGCTTCATTAATGTAACCGCTATTAACGTTTAACTTTTCCATCGCTTGAATATTAATATCTTTCATCTGATGGCGTGTAACATCATAAACACCGTTTGTTAAATAGTTGTTTGTGAACTTATCTTTAGTAACAGATAATGTAGATGATGATTTTTTAAATAGTGTAAGACTATCAAAAGCACCGTATCTATTCATAAAAACTATTTGCTTTGGTTCATATCTACATTCTGTTTCAATGTTGTAAACAAATGCATTAGAATTACTATCTGTTATTGTAATTATCTTATCAGTTGTAATATCAGAAACATCTACTAAAACATATTGTATGTATTTGGTGCTTTCTGCTGATACTGTAACTGCAAGTGTACTATTAACTTCTAAATTTTCTGTTGTTACTGTAAATGATGCGTTAGTACCATCGTTAATAAACGGAAATAATATAATGCCATCACTAGCTACTTTACGTTTTACACATGGCGTTAGTAATGAGTTGGCTGGTTTAGTTGGGTTTACACCTTGATTATAAAAACCAAATCCACGTAATGCAGAAAAAGAACCCTCAATATCTGCAACAGAATTATCTACATCAGCATAAGTGGCAACGTATTTAATCCATTTAACACTATCTGTATTACTGTCTATTATTGATGGACTTGTTACAAACGTAACGTTAGGTTTTACATCTAAAAATTAATTAAATTAATTGAATTTTTAAAA